ACAAATCGGACAAGTCCAAACCCGATCTTTCAAAGTTAACTCATGATTGTAATATCCACAATCACAAAGTCTTGAACTCGGTTCGAATCTTCCAATTTCAATCAGATTTTTTCCATACCAATTACATTTGTAACTAAGGAATTGTTTAAACATTCCCCATCCTACATCTGAAATTGACCTAGCTAATTTCTGATTTTTTAACATTCCACTCACGTTTAAATCTTCGATAGCAACACTTGTATAGCTTTGGTTTTTAGCTATATTTGAAGTTACTTTATGAAGAAAATCTTTTCTACAATTTGCTACTTTTTCATGGATTTTTGCTACTTTTCTTTTTTGTTTTTCTTTATTTTTTGACAACTTCTTCTTTTTAGCTAACTTGCGTTGAGCTTTCGCCAATCTTTTCAGATTACTTTTGAGATGTTTCGGATTTTTAATCTTCGTTCCGTCAGACAAAATTGCGAAGTCTTTCAAACCCAAGTCAATTCCAATACATTTGCTTTCGTCTTTTTCTGGAAGTTTAGGCAAATCAATGTTTTCCTCGACTAAAATTGAAATGAAATATTTTCCCGTAGGCGTTTTCGAAACCGTCGAAGATTTGATTTTCCCCTCAAATTGACGATGAAAAACTGCTTTAATTCCCTTTTTAAATTTCGGAATCGATACTAATGATTTTTCCCAATCAACCTTGGTACTTTGTGGATTTGTAAAAGATTGCCCGTCATATTTACTTTTAAACTTCGGAAAGCCTTTTTTCTCTTTGAAAAACTTGGTGAAAGCCATATCCAAGTTTCTCAGACTCATTTGGAGTGATTGACTATTAACTTCTTTCAACCATTTCGCTTCCTCAGTTTCCTTCCATTTCGCCATCTGATTCGTAATTTCAAAAACGGAAAGACCTTTCTTTTCAGTTTGGTAAACTGAGGTTTTCAAATGTAAACCTCGATTATAAACATATCGAACGCAACCGAAAGTCTTAGAAAGCAGAACTTTCTGAGATTCGGTTGGATAAATTCGATATTTGTAGGCTTTGAGAACCACGGAATAATTTACACTAAATTTTAGGAATTTTCAACTTATTTCGTAAAATTTCTTACATTTTCTTGAAAATTTTCTTCAAACACCCCCGCGACCCTGTATCCCGGCGCTAAAGAGACCGGGTTTTAGGGTCGTCAATTCTATAAGCAATCTTTCACGGTTCCTCAATTTTTCAAATATGCTGACGGGAAATTGAAGATTCCGAAATTAAAAACACCTATCGAAGTTGTTCAATCTCGGGAATTTGGAGAAAACTTTGAAATTCTTTTCGTTACGATTTCTCGAAATAAAGTTGGAAAATACTTCGTTGCTTTCACGGTTGAAGAGGGTTTGAAGGAACCGAAAGCGAAAGTAACGAAACAAATCGGAATCGACCTAGGATTAACGGATTTAATGACGTTTTCTGATGGAACTAAAGTTAAAAACCCGAAGATTGCGAAAAAGTTTCGTAAGAAACTGGAGTATAAGTACCGTCAACTCAGTAAGAAATGTAAGGGATCGAAGAATCGAGAGAAATCTCGTTTTTCTTTAGCGAAAACTTTTGATAAAATATCAAACATTAAGTTAGATTTCACTCATAAATTAACTTCTAAAATTGTAAGCGAGAATCAAGTTATAGTTTTGGAAGATTTGAGTGTTGCTAACATGATGAAAAATCATAAACTAGCTAGATCAATTCAAGAAGTCTCTTGGAACGAAATAGTTAGGCAACTCAAGTATAAATCAGAATGGAATGGAAGAGATTTCGTACAGGTAGATCGCTTTTTTCCAAGTTCCAAAACCTGCTCAAATGATGGATTTGTCATTGACAAACTTCCATTAAACGTCAGGGAATGGACCTGTCCTAAATGTGGAGTTCTTCACGATAGGGACGTGAACGCCGCTCGAAATATACTTAACCAAGGTCTTAAAATTTTGTCTGGTTTCGGAACGAAGTCGGACACAAAACAAAAACATGGGGAGGCGCTGAAAAAGTTTTTAGAGAAATCTAAAGAAAATTTCGGGTCTGTGAACCATGAATCCCCTAGGTCTTTAGCCTAGGGGAGGTTCAATGTAGAAACCTAGAGTGAAATGCTCTATTTCTACCTATCAATTCTTTACCTGAACTATATCGCTTATATTCCTTACGGATAATATGTTTATTATTATCAACAATACCCATAGTTAAGTTTGGAAATTTTCTTAATCCACCTAGATTGAATACAAAATCAATTAACATTTCTTGATGCTTAATAGGCAATGATTCAAAAGTACCGGTGCCATATTTATTGTCTATTTCTACTCTAGCTTTAATTCTCGCTTTATATATATCATTTTTCAATAATACTATAGCCTCATCATCGGTTATACCATTCATTAAATATGTTTCATTTTTTTGTATTTTATGTCCATATGCTATTGTATAACTACCACCCTCAATAGATTCATGTGGCATCCAACGGTTGTTAGATGTGTTAAATCCTGTTTTATTACCATTCTCTACCGTCTTGATGTATTCAATGAATGTATCTTGTATACGTTCATTACCATTAACTTCGTGATTAATGACACTAACAGTATAATGTTGTTTTTTTCTTGACTCTTTATTGTGTGTACATATACTAACGGTATATATCAATCCTATGGAACATATTACTAAAGCATTAAAACGGATGAAGGATAATAACTGGGATTTCATGTATCTTGCAATAGATGTGCATGGTACTATGATTAAACCCACACATCATAATGATAATAAATTTGAATTCTATAATGATGCTGAAAAAGCTCTACAGTATATTTCAACAAGAGAAGATATAGTAATGATAATGTATACTTCCAGTTATCCGGAGTATATTGATAAACTAATGGAGTTTTTAGTGGATCACGACATATATTTTGATTATGTCAATGAAAATCTTAATGTTGAATCAGATCACGTATGTGATTTCAGTGATAAGTTTTACTATGATGCGTTATTAGATGATAAAGCTGGTTTTAACCCAGACACTGACTGGACTAAGCTAATGAATACACTACAATCTAATAACAATGAGTAAACTAGTTACACCGAAAGTATATCTCACAGGCTTTACTACTATAAACACGGAAGGTATTGTTCAGTATTTGACAGATACTGATCAATTAGAATTCCTCAATGATATTGAGGAAGCAAAGAAAGTAGGACTTTCAGATGGAGAGATTTTGTGCAGTATGTATGCTAAGATGTGTTACGCATCTTTAACTTTAGGTAAGAATAATAACATTACTAAGATTAGAGATATTAATAGTAATATCGTGGGTACTATAGAATCTGGTCATGGTAGTGTATTCGAGCATTGTAATATTAATTTCATTGTGTCCGGTTGTAGTCGTATATTCACACATGAGCAAGTACGTCACAGAGCTGGTGCTGCATATTCACAAACATCTGGTAGATATGTACGTACAGATGAAATATCTTTCGTGTATGATCCAATTTTAAATCCCGTTAAGGATGATATTATTAAAACTCTAAACGATCTCGAGATAGCATATAAGAATATTGAAGATAAGATCGGTGTTAAGAATATAAAAGATTTTACTACAAAGAAGAAAATTACATCTGCTCTTCGTAGAATATTACCTAATGGTCAAAGTAACGAAATAGGTATATCTCTTAACTTAAGATCTTTACGTCATATTATACAATTACGTACTAACAGGCACGCGGAATGGGAAATTCGATTGATTTATAATCAAATATGTGATATAATCAAATGTAAATATCCTGCTATATTTAGCGATATGCATTCAGAGTTTATTGATGATGCATATGAATACACCTTTACTAATCAAAAAATATAAATATGTTACCTAAGAATAAAATATCAATTGCTCACGAAGCACCTGTATCTATCATGGATCAGGTTCAAATGGTTACTGATTACGATTATGCATTATCTGTTTGTTTTGATAAAATTGATGGATATTATGATTTCTTTAAACGCGCTATAAAGAACGGTAGGTGGGTGTTACTTGATAATGGTATATTTGAAGAGGGTGTTCCAATGGACTCTGATAAATATGCCGACTATATTGTGAATCTTCAACCTAATGAATATGTAGTACCTGATGCATTAGAAGATGCTGATACTACAATGTCTAATTTTGATAAATGGGTAAGAGATTTTGGAGATATTCCTGGTCGTATAGGTGTAGCTCAGGGTAGTACACTTAAAGAGTTTATTGAATGTTATAAGTATATGTCAGATAAAGCTGATAAGATTGCTATCAGTTTTGATTATAGTCTCTATATTAATGAATTAACGGATAGTACCGATGGTAATAAATTGGAAAGGTATGCTACAGGTCGTAAACGTGTATTAGAATATCTTTACAGGTTCGGTATTTTTAATTTTAAAAAACCGACACATCTTCTTGGGATTAGCTTACCGCAAGAATTATCATATTATAAGCATGTTTGTTTTGGTTCAAATATAGAGTCGTTTGATAGTAGTAATCCTGTGGTACATGCCATTAAGCGTGGAAAATATCCATCAGATATTAAATCTATAGACTATAAAGAGTCTACTAAACTTAAGGATTTAATAGATACACCAAAGACTGATAAACTGGTAGTAGATGCCATTTCTAACATCATTCAATTTAGATATCAGAATTCATTATATTAAAAAATGATTAATAATAGACCTTGGATAGCTGCATTTAGTCGTACTGGGTCAGAAATTTATGAATTGAGTAAGCGGCTTCATAGATTTCCAGATAGAATAGTATCTAATTCACCGTTCAGTAACGTTAATACACAATTAAGAGATGAATATGTCGGTGAATGGTATATCTTACCAAAATCACCGACGATAGACCAGTATCGACATGCATTTACTGTGTATAATAATGTAAGTGATATTAGTACACCTATTATTACATTACATGGTTGGTTGAAAGTAATACCAGCTGAAATATGTAATGAATATTACATATTAAACGGACATCCGGGGGATATTGAGACGTATCCAGAATTAAAAGGTTTTAATCCTCAAGAGAAAGCATTTAATTTAAAACTACCAACTAGTGGATCTATAATTCATAGAGTTACCCCTGAAGTAGATTGCGGTGAGATATTAACTAGACAGAAAGTAACAATATCGGGATTATATCTTGAAGAGGTTTATGAGCAATTACATAGCAATTCTATAGATTTGTGGTATAAGTATTTTACTTCATTATTATGAAAATAGCGATTACAGGTCCTCATAGTCAAGGAAAATCTACATTATGCTCTGATCTAATTATTAGACCAGAATTTCGTAAATTCACTGTACTCGGAAATATAACACGCGGTATTAAAGATCGTGGTATTGAAATTAATGAAGGTGGTAGTGATTTTAGCCAATCTCTAGTTATTAGTAAGCATATTGAACATTTTTTCTTTAAAAATAACGTAATATTAGACAGATGTATGCTAGACGGTATGGTGTATACTGAAGTATTATATAGGTATAATAAGCAAATATCTGAACCAGTATATTATTATGCTAGACATGTATTTGAACAACTTGTTCTTAAATTAGGTTATGATGTAATGTTTTACATAGATCCGACATTACCGATAGTAACTGATAATGTTAGATCTACTAAACTTGATTTTTTTAATCAAGTGAAAGAAGTATTTGAACAATATATTAAAGAGTATAATATTAATGTGATTCATATTAGTGGTGATAGAGACCATCGTGTTGAATCAATTATTCAATATATCAAAAACAACTTCAATGAGCAGATTAGATAATTCAATAGCCGGTACACATCTAGGTAAAAAGTCTGAATACGCAGAAGTATACGACCCAAGTCTACTAGTAGCTGTACCACGTAAGCCTAACAGAGATAGTATTAACGTAGACTGTAATAATACACCGTGGAAATATGCGTATGATGTATGGAATTGTTACGAAATTTCATCTCTATTGAGTAATGGTCAACCATTCTCAGGTGTAGGTAAGATAGTTTATGATGGTAATACTGAATGTATAGTAGAGAGTAAGAGCTTAAAGTTGTATCTAAACTCGTTCAACCAAACAAGAACGAAAGCATCTTCAATACTAGAAGCATATGAAGAACTTAAAGTTATCATTGAGCGAGATTTATCTAAACTATTGAATACTGTAGTACGTATTAATATTAGTGATAGTCGGTTTGGTCGGGATTATATGAATCAAGCAGACTACTTCACATACGGTAACGGTTCATTAATTTCATTTACTAATATTGATCAATTAATAAATACTGAGACATACACACAATATCATGAAAACCCGGATCTACTACATGTAACAGAGTGGTTAGGTAGGGATAACTCTAGAATACATACATCAAATCTATTCTCTCGTTGTCAGATAACCAATCAACCAGATCATGGTGATTTATTCATTACATATAATGTTAAGGATAAATATATAGGTTTAGGGGCTATAAGCAAATATATAGCTAGTATTCGTGGTCATAGTTGTTTCCATGAGCCGACTGTAGAGACTATATTTAAACATTTATATGATAAGCTTAACCCTAATCGTTTGATGGTTTGCGCGTTTTATACACGTAGAGGTGGTATAAGTATTGCACCTATTAGATCTACACATGAAGAGTTAATACCGTATAATGTTATTAATCATAGAATCGCACACGTAAAACTACCAAGAGAATAATTATGAGTGATTCATTGATTATAGCGGGTCAAAACAATGATCCGGAGATTTTTTACACACTCGAGGGTGAGGGTGTTTATGTAGGTTATCCGTCAGTATTTATGAGATTATCTATGTGTAATCTTACATGTAAAGGTTTTGCTAGCGTAGATTCACCTAATGGTTGTGATAGTTATTGTAGTTGGTCAGTGAAAAATAAACTTACATTCGATCAGTTAGCTGAGCTGTATGAAAAGAGTGGATTCAAGGACCTATTAATGGGAGGTGCAATTTGGAAAATTACGGGCGGTGAACCGTTATTACAGCAAAGAGCATTAATTGATTGGTTTAGGTTTACTAAACAACGCTGGGGTAAGAGCTTTACACCCCATATTGATTTTGAGACTAATGGAACTATAATTCCATTAGATGAAATAGCTGATATAGTTCCGGGTACAACATATACAGTATCTCCTAAATTATCGAGTAATGGCGATAGCGAGAATATAAGATTTAAAGTCGATGCGCTCAATTGGCATGTAATGAATAATTCAGCATTTAAATTTGTTATTCAGAATGAAGATGATGTACGTGAGGTATTCGATAAGTATATTAATAATCCAGAAGTAGTACCAGAAGATATTAAAAATTGGTTTCATAGAAATAGAGTATGGTTTATGGTGTGTGCTGGATCTCAAAAAGAGTTATTAGAAAATAGTGTAAATGTAGCTGAATTAGCTAAAAAGTATGTAGTAAAATTTAGCTCTAGATTGCACCTTCAACTATGGAATAAAGCTGTCAGAGCTTAATATTATGTCAAAGAAATACGATTTAAATCAACCAAAACTTAAAAAAATTGCGATAATTGGAAGTCAATGTCAAGGTAAATCTACACTTATTAAGGATATGATGGTGAGGTGGCCTCAATTATCTACACCGGAAAAATCATATAGAGATATTATAACAGAACGAGGTCTCAAGATTAATAAAGATGGAGATGAACCTAGCCAATTAGCTATTCTTGATGTACTATCAGATCAAGTAATGAATAATTACGGTAAGAAGAAGATAGTATTTGATCGGTGCCCTATTGATAATCTTGTATATTCTATATGGCTTAATGAAAAACACCCCGATCGTATGTCTGATGCTGGTGTGAAAAAGACTATTGCTATTACTAAGGAATGTATGAAATTTTTAGATGCAATATTCTTTATACCGATTACTAGTGTACATAAAGTACCAATTACTCCAGACGCACTTCGTGATATAGATCCAGAATATATAGAGGAGATTGATAATATTTTCAAATCTATATTACGTACACAAAAATTAGGTGTTGGTACATTCTTTCCATTAGATGATTGTCCACCTATAATTGAAATATTTGGTGATCGTGAAACTCGAATTAAAATGCTAGAGTGGTATATTACAGATGAGTGTGAGTTTGTTAGCTGTGATGATAATATCATGAATGAATTAACGGAAAACGTCAACAGCATAAGTATTTCAAATATTATACCTAATATAACTAAATAATAATATGAGTCTTTCTAAATTCGATACATTATGTAACCTTATTATAGAGCGTGCTGATGCTTCTATTGCTGATGCTAAACCTGTAACAGTATATAAATTGAATCCTGAATATAATTCAGCTGAATTAACTGGTGTGGATCGGTTAGTGGCTAATTTCGTTGAGGATGTACCAGCTACAGCTAATGACATTATTGACGTGATAGTCCGTAATAGTGATGACACAGAAGATATTACATCTGCAAAAGAATTATTCAGCAATTTGTTAGATGCTAATGTGATAACCGTTGCTACAGATGATACAAGTACTGAGGATGAACCTAGCGATTCAGAAATATCCAACACAGATGATGAGGATGTAAATGCTCCTATAGTTATACCACCTGAATCTAGCGACGAAGACGACGAAGACGAAGATGAGGGATCATCAGTACCACCCCCAGAAGAAGATGAATCAGATACATTCGATGCTAATAATACTAAAAGTCGATTAGAAGATATATCACCGGAAGCAGAAACTATATCAGATGAGGAAGAAGATGATATACCTACATCGGAATTAATCAGTAAAGCCAGTAAGAAGCGAGATCAGATGGTTAAGTTAATTAAACATATATATAGTAAACACGGTAAATCACCTGAAGAAGCTCAAGCACATATAGATCGTTTGATATCTCAGAATAAAATATAACACTAAATTTAGCCCCTAGAAATAGGGGCTAAATTTTTAGCTCTGTTTCGGTTATTAGCTGAAATTTCATACCGGTTTTATTACACCATTCTGATGCAGCCTTCCATTTTGCATTATTAACCGCAAATTGTATCTGTTCAAATAATACTCGCTTCTGACTTTTGCGATTTTTAACGGAGGGTGGTTGAGTTTGTTTTTGGGGTTTTATTTCAATCACATATGTAGTGATTACATTACCCTCTTTAATTTTAACAATATTATCCGGAAAATAATGATGTACTCTATTATCTACTGGTGATATATATGGTATAGCTATAGATTCTGAACCCCATTTTATGACATTTGTATTATTATCAAGAAATCTAAAAAATTTTAATTCATAAGAGCTTCTATATTTAGGTAGATTTACACCCACGTATTTGTTCTTATTAATCGGGTTATAAATACCTTGCTGGAATTGTTTGTATTTTGTAGACATATTTATTGACTATACACACGCTTGTAATATATTTATCATTATGATTCCTAAATCATACATAATACAAAAATTCTATCAGTATGCTGGATATCCTAGGTTTAATAAGGTATCAAATACGTATTATGGTTGTTGCCCTATTTGTAGAGAGGGTAAAAGTTGGGGTAAGAAGCGTAGATTATATTATGTTGTAGATGATGATACACTATATTGTCAAAACTGTCAACGGGGTTGGTCACCATTAAATTGGATAATTGCAGTATCTGGAGAAACCAAAGCAGATGTAATTAAGGATATTGAATTATTTGAACCAAATATTCGGTCTATATTAGAAGAGCACGAAAAGCATAATAAAACCAGTGCGGTAAAAATACCGACACTACCAGAGGATAGTATTAATTTATTCGATGAATTACAGCGGGATTATTATAAAGATAATGTTATAGTTAACCATGCTCTTAAGTTTATATCAAACAGACGATTAGACACTGCAAAGTATAGACCTAAAACGCTTTGGATATCTCTTAAAGATTTTTCACATAAAAATAGAGTAGTAATACCCTTTTACGATTTAAACAATCAAATCATCTTTTATCAGTCGAGAGCTATATTTGATGAAGACTCACCCCCAAAATATAAATCAAAAACGGGAGCAGATAAATCTTTATTTAATATTGAAAAAATAGAACCAACGCATGATAAAATATATAAATTAGAGGGTCCTATAGATGCATCATTTGTGCGTAATGGTGTGGGTATGTGCGGTCTTAATACTACTGAATTACAACAAAATCAGTTACGTAATTATCCATTTCATGAACAAGTGTGGGTACTTGATAATGATATCAATACCGAAGAGGTATATAACAAGTATGTTAAATTACTAGAATCAGGAGAACGTATATTTATATGGCCTATTGAATTTAAAAAATTCAAGGATATTAACGAAGTGTGTCAACGTTATAAGATCGACGAATTTCCTCATAAACTCATCGATAACAATACATACGAAGGTAGAGCCGGTATATTAAGACTTGCTAGTTTGCGCTTGTAAATCTCTCGCTTTCTTCTCTGCACCAATAATATAACTCTTAAGGATTTCATTAAATCCACCTAATCCCTCAGCAATCTTAATTAACCTCTTAATCTCCTGTTTTACAATACCACGAAACACGGAACCATCCCTATCCATCTTATTAAGTTGAACAGCGAGAGATGTTGGTTCAAGACCATTAATAAACTTTTTAAATGTTTCTATCTTCTCTACCCACTGCTTAGCAATTTCTAAATTATGTTTAGAAATTGAATGCTCTGGGTTTGATAATACATCAAAATCTTCAGGGTCTGTATCACCATCTAATGTACGCTTCCATGCAGCTACATCTTCATTTTCATCAGTATCAGTTATATCATTGGCGGCTTCCGATACAGTATTAACTTTTTTAGTTATAGATCCTATAGCCCCATCCCACTCACCTACAAATTTACCATCTACAGATGCACCAGCTATATCTCTATCTCCATCAATCTTTAAACCTGTGGGGTATTTAAGTTTTAAAGCTCTTAACCAGCTTGCATATGATGAATATTCAGTCTCACCTAGATGGTTTACAGATTCAGATAATACTGACTTAAATTTGGATTCGAAAAGGTTTGGTGTTGACATAAAATTACTAGTATGTTATAATACTTACACCTAATTCCAATGAATAACAATGTGATTATAGTGAGTGGTGGTCTTGATAGTGTAGTATTATTACATCATATATGTAAGGATCTAAACGAGCGTAACGTACATGTATTAACATTCGATTATGGGCAACGCATTAGTAGAGAAATTGAATGTGCAAAATACCATGCAGAGTTATTACACTCAGAAGGTTATGTAGCAGGTCATAAGGTACTTGATTTATCTGTGTTTAAAGATATAGCTAAAAATTCTGCTATTACAAATACTACTATCAACATACCTAAAGCATCAGAGGATCTAGGTAATGCTCAACCAGTGACATATGTACCGTTTAGAAATCTATTGTTTCTAACATTTGCTGCAGCTTATGCTGAATCTAATTATGGTAATGTAGTATATTACGGGGCGCAGAATGCTGATGAACATTCCGGATACTGGGATACTAATTCTCAATTTCTAAATAGTACAAATTCAGTATTCAATCTTAATCGAAAGAATACTATACAAGTTAAGGCTCCGTTTATTAACCATGATAAAGATTACATTGTAACATTAGGTAATAAACTAGGTGTAGATTTCAGTCATACACACACTTGTTATAGTGGTACAGAAATTGCATGTGGTAGATGTGTATCTTGCTCGAATAGAATTCAATCATTTATAAATGCTGGATTAAAAGATCCAATAAAATACGCAATCAATAATATACCTTGGAAATCATAATATGTGTGGAATCGCAGGTTCTAGGTCTCGTGAAAGTGGCTTCGATTTATATCAATTAAACCTATCTAGGGGGTGCTACAGTTCATCTGTAACATGTATATACCCTAATGGTCATTTTATAGATAAGAGATTTGGTATACTATCACTCAATGATATACCCCTAAATGCAGAATATTACCTATTTCATTCTAGAGGTCCGACTGTTGAGACAGCAGAATTTAATTGGGACGACAACCACCCATTTTGTTATGGTAGATTTATTGTGTCTCATAATGGTATAATAGAGAACGCTAATGAATTATATGGTGGTAATATAGGTGTAGATAGTCGAGTTGTACCATATTTAATTGATAAATCTCTAAGGTATAACCCTTCATATCATATACCATCATTAGTAGCAAATGTAGTATCTCAATTAAAAGGTACTTTCAGTTTGTGGATATATGATACCACAGATAAGAAAATATATATCACAAGGAATGATACTACACTATTTAATTACGGTACGGAGTTTTCATCATCAAATCCTGGATATTTAATTGATGTACCACAAAATCAATTATTATGTTTCAGTCCTAATGATAATACAATGAAAATATGTACATCAGCGATATCCACAGTAAACAAACCCAAATATTTTATACCGTAACAAATATGAAAAAACTTCATTTCGTGGTATGTACTACTCATAACATCGAAGACTTTAAAATCAAGTCTGATATATATCGTTTTTTTGATGATAATAAACTAAATGCTAATATCGATTATACAGTATATTATAATAATACTGTAGGTTTATCTAAAATATACAATGAGTTTATATCGGATAAGTTTAAAGATAAAATTGTAGTATTTGTACATGATGATGTACAAATAACTCATAATATATCAACAATTACCAGAGATCTTAATGAAGGTCATAAGCGATTTAATATTATAGGTCTCGCTGGTGCTACTAAAATAGGTCTTAAATATCCTACTTTGTGGCATATAATGAATACTGGTGATAGATCAGGTAGTGTAGGTCATCCATATGGTAACAATAACTATATTGTTACAGCATTTGGTCCTGCACCTAGTCTATGTGCGGTAATAGATGGATTGTTTATATCAATAGATGTCGATAAAGTATATAACGCTGGACTTAAATTCGACGAACAGTTTAAGTTTCATCATTATGATATAGATTTTTGTATTCAAGCTTGTAGTAAGAAATTATTAATAGGTACGTGGCCAATATGGGTAACCCATCGATCTCCGGGGTTAAAGTCTCTAGAAGATATTAATTGGTCTTTATCTAATAAACTATTTTGCATTAAATATAAAATATAATAATATACATTATGGTCATTAAACAAGACATTTACGATGGTAGTTTAATTCATAAGCGTTTTGCTTATAAATTCTTTAAACATGATACTCTAGCTACAGGTAATTTAGTAGTTTTTAGAGCTCCAATGAATGTTACCACCAACCTGATTGATTTAGAGGACTCGATGTCTAATGATTATATCTGGTCTGATGATGCTATTAATTTTTGTTGGGAAATACCTATGATTGATAATGCTATGGGTGCAGTAGCATTTCAAAGACTCTTTAACACTCAAATAGCTACAATATTACACAAATATATTAATGCACCTATTGAAATGAAGGGTGATGATCTCATGGTCCATAAGGAACACGATCAAGGTGGTATTGTACAACAAAAAGGTAAAGCTAGTGTGAGTATAACACATGTTTACGATCGAGTAGCTCTCGGTCATACCGCTATTAATATTACAGCTGGTAAGAAAGCTCCCGCTTTTGCGTTCTCCACAAAACTTACTAATGATGAAGTTGAGAGTTTCATCGATGATGTAACTCAAGCTTTCTATAATATGTGTGATGATATGTTTGTTGCTACAACAAAAATACAGCTTAGGTAATATATCATATATTAAGAGTTTATAACAAACTTGAGTGGGTGTTAAAAAATTATTAGCATCCTCAAGTTTTTTTATTGTATCATATTGATAAATATCGGATATGGAGTTGTGGTCAATACTAATTAGTATATTTGGAGTAATAGGTGCCGCGTATACCGGGTTACATGTTTACTTTAAAAGCAAATCAGCATCAAAGATTGAATCCTTTAAATCTATTATGGAGGAATCTAAAAGATTTAGGGAAGAGATTAGAGAAGAATTAGATAAAGTAAAAACGGAAGCAAAAGCTGAAATTAAAGTATTACGTGATCAGATACACCAATATGAACAAAAGATTCAAGAATTAGAGGAACGGTTAAGGGATGCATTATCTCCGCATACTTGGTTATATTACTATATACAAAAACCTGTTAAATTGTTCGAAATAGAAAATATCCTTAAGAGACATTTAAATGATTCTGATAGTGTATTGATAGTAGGTGATGATCCACATACACATAAGACCACAGATGCAGTAGCTGAACGTAATAAGTGGAATTTCATCAAAGCATGTAATAGTACTACTGCTATAGACATATTAAAATTTAACCAACTTAAAGTTATAGTCATCGATCTTGTATTACCGGTGGCTGATGTGTTTGAAATACTTAACGCTATACACGAAAATAAGAAATTATCTAATATTCCAATCGTAGTAATTTCATCTTTCAATTTAAAAGATGTTGATAGATCACTGATTCATACTAAAATACACGATAATTTAACAAATATACCGTAATGCTTTTTGATGTACTATCGGATATACTATTTAATAAACGCGGTGATCAATTACAGTCTGTAGATAATGAAGTTGATATAAATCCGTATATGTTAAATAGGTGGATTTCTATGCATTCACCTGAATGTGCATTTATTGTTAATGAATATAACAATAAATGGTGGTCGGTATTACAAAATAAAAACGATTGGTATAGATTTAATTTAAGTGTTATACCGAGATATCGTCCATCTAAACTATCTTATATCAAGAAGTCCAGTAAAGAGAAGAAGGTAGTTAGTGATGATAATAAAGTATATGAGATTCTAGCTCATAACCTTGAATTATCGATAAGAGAGGTTAAATCATATATATCAGATAATAATATCGATATATCAACACTAAAGAAAACATTTAAAAATGATAAGTAACGACCCATTTGCAGTAGATAAAGACCGTATGGAAGAGGATATTAAAACCAACCATAACGGAGGATTAATAGAATTAAGTAATTATGCTGGTAGTGATATTAATCTATTAAATTGGGAAATTACTAGTTTAATAGATGATGTGTTATTAGTTGAATACGCTGATGGTGATTCATCTAATAAAATGACTGGCGGTATATTAGTACCTACCGGCGCTACACAATCGGTATGGCGTATAGGTAAGGTAATGATTGCTGGACCTAAAGCTACAGTTAAATCCGGTCAATATGTAATGTTTCCTCACGATAAAGGATTAAAAGCTAAAAACGTAAATGGTCGGAGAGAAGTAGTATTCTTAAATGAGCAGCGAATTTTCGGTATAGTATCACCTAAGCAATAAATAATTAGGTGAAATTGTCGTTAAGTGGTTTATCTTCATTGCTCAAAGTTAATGCAGGAGAGTTATTATTCAGACGTCGTAGATCTGGACCCGGCCCATTTCGTAGAATGTTAGCTACTAATGATTTACTACTACTAAATAGTATATCAGGAAAAATTGCATTAAATTACCGTAAACCTACCGCATACCCACCTTATAATCCCACCGCATATAATCTACTATGTGTGTGGGATATTTTTATGCAAGATTTTAGAATGGTACCTGTAGATGCAGTAGAGGTTATATCTGTAATACCTACTAAACCACCTGAAGCATTCTGGGAATACTTCAATAATAAGCTATCGAAAATGAGTGCTATTGAAAAAATGTCATTCATGCAAGGTTGAGTACTTGAAAAGATTATTATTATATCTAAGTTAATATCATACAATGATTCTATTAACCGAACAAATTGAAGATTCACTGAAACAATGTTTTCAGAAAGATATTCAAATTATATCTAAAGATAAAATATTAATATCCGGTAAATTGATTTTATATAAGATTATAGATTATACTATCACATTAACCTTTCAGATAGATAATGAATCGAAAAATATAGACATACCATACCCATTTAATATTGAAAAAACGGTTAATGGTTTTAGTTTTATATATACATTAAATTCGCTATGCGATAATGATAGTAATTTATTATCAATAATACAAGGTATATCAAAAAAAAGAGATAGTAGGTTTTACAACAGTTACGTTAATTTCTTTATAGTATGAAAACATATTACAGCATTTTTTCGGGTATCATATATGAAGTGTATGATAAAGAAGTAAAAAACTTAGATGAGGGTCAAATACCACTCATTAAGCGTCCTAATTGTTCATGTAAAAATTGTTATGGTAGGGGTTGGGATTATCATGATAAAGATCGTGGAGTATATAATGTATGTAAATGTATGAGAAAACTCATCGACCCATCATACCAACCCCAACAGATTAAATTATTACCTAAGATTTAGTGTTGTACACTTTAGAATATACTGTAATATCAATACAATGAAAGATATTACGCATTTATCGTGTACTGATATTTTTCCTAAAGGGTTCACACCTAGGGAAAATCAAGTTCAATGTATAAACAAAACTCTAGATTATTTTCGTACCGGTGGTAAGTTTGTAATCATTAATGCACCTACAGGTTCAGGTAAAAGCTTAATAGGTGCAGCATTATCAGAATTAGCCGAACCGCCAAGTAATGAGTATCGTGATGCTGTATTATCTTATAAAGCTTATGATTTAATGGATGGACCAGATTTTACCGATGTTTATAGTGGATGCTTTGTGTTAACTACCACTAAAACATTACAGGATCAATATTCTAATACTTTTGATTATGGTTATGTATTAAAGGGTAAAACAAACTATCAATGTACAGAAAATAATGAAGTTGCAGTTGATTTCGGTCCTTGTGTATTAACACCAAAAGTACGCAGAGGTTGTTGGGCTAGAAATTCATGTCCATACTATACTTCAAGAAATAATATACTCGTTAATAAACTATCATTCCTGAACTATAGTGCTTTTTTTCATCTACAAAATAACATAAAGTACCGAAATATTATTGTATGTGATGAAGCATCTGAGATTGAAGATGAGTTAGTGAAGGCATATTCAGTAACTATTACATATAAACATCTTGATATTTTAAATATACCATACAAGAAATTAGAAGATGATGGTGCAGCTCGAGGTTGGTTAACAGATATATATGAATCAGTTAAATCTACATGTAAAGATTTAATGGAACAATTTGCTAATAAAATCAATCTAACACAAAAAGATACAATACGTCTCCGGTATGCTAATCAATTACACAATTCTATCGAGAAGGTGCTAGGTTGTTGGGATTTTGTTGAATATATAATAGAGAAAGATGATAAAACGGTTCAAGCTATACCTTTAAAGGTTGATTATTTATCAAAACACTTATTTGATTATGCAGAGCGAATTGTATTAATGAGTGCTACTATTATCGATCATGCAAATTATGCTAAATCGTTAGGTATAAAGGATTATAAATATATTGAAGTAGATTCTACATTCAGTCCTAAAAAATCTCCTATATATTGTAGTGATAAGTTTCCGTTATCATATAAGACAATGGATCGTAATCTACCTAAAGTAATAGATATGGCAGTATCAATATCTGATAAACATAATAATGAGAAGGGTATTATACATACATATACTTTCGCTATTACACAGAAACTTAAACAGAAACTACACGGTAAGAGGTTCTTATATAGAGAAGAGGGTGTTACAAATGAAGATATTTTATCCGAACACGGACTTAGAACTGACCCCACAGTATTGGTATCACCTTCTATGGCTTTTGGTGTTGATCTGAAAGATGATGCTGCTAGATGGCAAATCATTATGAAAATGCCATATTCATCATTAGCATCCAAACGTATTAAGAAATTAGCCGAATTAGATCCTAGATGGTATACTAGAAAGATGTTAACATCTTTCGTACAAATGTGTGGTCGGAGTACAAGATCAGAAGAGGATCATAGTGTAACGTATGTATTAGATGGTAGCATTATTAATATAATGCAAAGATGTAGAGATCTATTACCAAAATATTTCTTACAGCGGTTTATATGATAAGTATGTAAAATGGAGCAGCAACCGTTTTATTTTGAATTAGAAGATCAACTCAAGATGCTTTTAACGGCAATCGACGGTTGCATGGTCAGACGATATAATAAGGATAGAACATCAACAGATAAAATATCTGTTCGTTATGTATATGCACCTAAGCAACGAGCATTACATGATTTAACAAATAAAGCTCAACACATAACATTACCAGTAGTAGCTTATTGGTTAAAGGGTGTGTCTCTTGATAATAAAAGGTTATTCAATAAGTTAGATGGTAGTGATCAATATGTTAATGGTGAATTAAAACATATACCACAGCCATTACCAGTAAGAATAGATGTTAGTGTATCTATACTAACAAAATTTCAAACAGATATGGATCAGATTATTAGTAATCTGGTATCATATTTTCAACCATATATTGTTATAAGCTGGAATAGATTTAACTTACCGCTGTTAGAAATACGTAATAAAGTAATATGGGATGGTAATGTTAATTTAAGTTACCCAATAGATATTAACGATAATCAACCTACTAGAATTACAGGGGATACATCATTTTCAATAGAAGGTTGGATATTTAAAGAAGATGAAAACTTTTCAGGTGAAATACGCACCATAGAGGCATCATTTAGTACACTTTCTGCAATAAGTAGAAAGATATCAGAAAATATAATTACAGAAGATAATACAGAAACTATTACCATATCAGGTAATCCGCTTCTAGTTAGCTGTTACCCAAATAGTATATTAACCGGTAATAATACTCAGATAACAGTATATGGTAATTTTATACGTGGTATATCTGCTGCATATATAAGCGGTGATACGGTATATCCAGAAGCATCTAGCATAATAGTAGATCCGTTTAGTTCAAGTAGAACTCTATCAGCTGATAATCCACCATTTTATGGTATACCTATTAATTTCAGTATAAACACTGAAAATAGTATAACAATAGATATACCATCACCTATAGATGTTGGTAATATAGATGTCATATTTGTTAATAGAGTGGGGTATGATAAATTAACAAATCAATATAGTTCAGGTATTAATGTATTTGAATCTTAAGTATCTTTACATAAAGTGAAGATATGAATAAACGAATACAATTATTAATATTATTATCTATTTTATTGATTACTGGATGTAAAAACATTGACGCCGGATTTAATAAACTAGGTTATCAAAAAATAGATGAAGCTAATAAAAAGATATCATCGATTCAATATGAATCTAATAATAAATTATTAGAAATACAAAGACAAAAAGATATCGAGACGAAAAAATTCATAGAAGCTCTTAATAATCAAATGCAGAGAGCTGCCGATGAATTATTTGCTGCAAATTATGCATTTTCTCTTAATCTTAAACCTGATCGTAACAGTATAGTTGTAAATTATCACGTTCGTAGTGCTACAGAATATTTAAAGATGCCCCCATCGGTTGAAGCTGTTAATAAGCATTTATCTGAAGTAAGTAGAGAACTTGATGAGACAAAAACTACACTTAATGAACTAAATTCAAAATATCTTGAGCAAGTATCTAAAGCTGACCAAATTATTAAAGATAAAAATGAAATAGTTAATAGAAATATTAAACTTGAACAAGATAAAATATTGGCAGAAAAAGAACGCGATGAAAAAATTAAAATAATTCAAGATCAAAAAGATGCTGATGCTCAAAAAATATTAGATGCTCAACAACAAGCATTAAATGAAAGTAAAGATAGAGAAAAGTTAATACGTAAATTGACAATCGGTGCAGGTATAATATCTGTTATTTTCTTGATTATTGCAGTATATTTACCCGCATTTAGAAAAGAATCAGCAATTATATCCGGAATTATGGGTGGTGTGGCTATATCCCTACCATTTATAGAACCTTGGATGGTAATAACGGCTTTAAGTATTATATTCTTTGGTTTATTAATATGGGTAGGTATAAAACATGTTTTATCATCTAAAAATACACAAAAAATAGTAGATATAGAGAGTAGAGTATCTAAAAATTTAGTAAATGTAATCCAGGATATTAAAGATAAAAATAGAGACGTATTTGATAATCATATTAAACCGATTTTAGAGGATTGGAATACAATTGTGACAAAAAATAAAGATGGGTCTATAACTAAAATAAAGGATACAGAGGTTGAGCATGTAATTGATGAAAAACTCATATCATCTGATCGTAAATAGTGTAGTAATATACATCAATATTGATAAATAGTAATATGGCAGAATATAATATACCTACTGGTAGTGCTGTAGATCGTTCTAGTACTATAGGTCAACAATTTTTACGTACTGTAATGTCACACATGCCCTATTATTCTGGAGGTAGAGTAATAGATAATGTAGATACTATCAATCCGGCATATAAGCATTTTTATAAAACTGGATCAGATAGAGATGAAAAGATTCAGCGTAAATCTGTTTCTGTACCATACACCGGTCAAGATGTTGCTACGATAGTTAATACTATGTCTGAGCGTGGGTATAATGACATATTATATGCATCTGTAGATAAGGATAAAGGTAAGCGTATTAGAGAATATCGCATGATGGCTGCATATGCGGAACTAGCTAACGCATTAGATGAAATATGTGATGAATTTATAGTAAAAGATGATGTAGGTAATATAGTAAGATTAGAACTTCCAGAAGATTTAGATAATGAAATTAAGAAACAACTACAAACAGAGTTTACTAAGTTTATAAACTATTACGATTTAGAGAATAAAGGTTGGGAATATGCTAGAGGTATATTGACAGATTCTGAATTATTTTTTGAAAACGTAATAAATCAAAATAGGCCAGATTTAGGTATTTTAGGTGTAATAAGCATGCCACCAGAGCTTATTAATCCATTATATGATAATGTACAAAATCTGCTAATAAAAGGGTTCTTATTAAAAAAACCCATTATAGATCCTAAGAGTCAAAAAGTGCTTAGTGAGCAATTAATACCATTAGAAAAAACTCAAGTTACATATATTAATTCTGGTATATGGAATGAAGATAAAACTATAAGGTTACCTTTTATAGAAAACTCAAGACGTGCATATAAGCAATTATCTATGATTGAGGATTCAATCGTAATATATCGTTTAGTTCGTGCACCAGAGCGGTTAGTATTTAAAGTAGATGTAGGTAATATGCCTACAGATAAAGCTGAACAGTTCTTACAAGGGTTAATGCAGAAGTATTGGTCTAAAAAGACTTATGATAATGATAAAGGTACGAATGCTAATGTATATAACCCTCAATCAATGTTGGATAGTTATTGGTTTGCTAAAAGACCAAACTCTGAAGGAACTACTGTAGATGTATTACCTGGTGGTCAAAATCTAGGTAATCTAGAAGATTTAATATATTTTCAAAAGAAACTATATAAATCATTAAAAGTACCAGCTAATAGATTAAATCCAGATACACCGTATGCTGATGGTGCTGAAATTACCAGAGAAGAGTTAAAATTCGCTAGGTTCATTATTCGTATTCAAGAACAGTTTGCTGTTGGATTAAAAGATTCGTTTATAACCCACCTCAAACTACGTGGGTGGTGGGATGATTATGAATTAAAGGAAACTGATGTTAAACTAAAATTTAATGAACCGTCATCATTCAATACTCTAAGAAGTCAGCAAATATTCGAGATGAAAGCTAATAACTACAACTCGATGTGTGAAAATGAATTTATATCTAATACATATGCACAAAAACGGTGGTTAGGTCTGTCAGACGGTGAGATTAAAGCTAACCGTGAATGGTTACGTAAAGATGCAGCATTTAAGTGGGAGATAGATCAAATAAGTCAAGGTGGACCTAATTGGAGAGAGGCAGCAAGTGAAGGTAGTGCGGGTGGTTCAGAATCAAGTGGAGGTGGTGGAGGTGGTAGTGAAATACCACCAGCATTTGGACCCGGACCGAAGGGTGGTAGTATAAGTACTGAAGGTGAAACACCAGAAGGTGAAACACCAGAAGCTGGTGGTCAGGAACCTTCAACCACTAACATGGAATTACCACCAACTAAAGAAACTGAAGAAGTTGTACAGTCTGTTAGTAATAAAGGATCTAAATTACCGTAATTAATGAAATCCATAGAATCCATATATAACTCAATTTTATTAGAGAATCAGAATCCTAATAATATAGATCTTAAACTATTAAAGAAATGTGTTAATGGTAAATATACTATTGTTAATGGTAAATATACTATTAATGATGATAGAACTATAGATGTGAGTGGTTCTGTGGATCTAAGCAGTGAAAATCTAACAAATATTCCGTTTAAGTTTAGAAATGTAAGTGGTAATTTTTATTGTGGGGATAATAAACTTAAAAACTTATATGGATCACCTGTTAATGTTGATGGTGAATTTTGGTGTAGGTGGAATTATCAACTCACATCCTTAGATGGAGCACCTAATAAGGTGGGTGGCGATTTTTATTGCTGTTTTTGTCCTAAACTACCCTATTCAGAACTATTTAAAATAGTTGATAGAGTGAAAGGTGATATATATTATTCTTCATATCAGATACCTGATGATAAAGACAAAATCAGAAGAGATAGAGATGTTAAAGATGTATTAAAAGATAGTGAGTTAGGAAATCTAGATGTATGAAATCCTTAGAATCCATATATAACTCAATTTTATTAGAGAATCAAAATACTAATAATATTGATATCAAACTATTAAAGAATTATGTATACGATACGCCTGGTACATACACTATTAATGATGATGGGTCTATAGATGTGGATGGTAGTGTAAATGTAAACATTAAAAATATAGCAAAGATTCCGTTCAAATTTAGAAATGTAAGCGGTACTTTTTCGTGTATTCGTAGTCGACTCACATCTCTAGATGGAGCACCTATTAATGTAGGTGGTAGTTTTTACTGTTATAATAATCGACTTACATCATTAGAAGGTGCACCTATTAATGTGGGTGGTGATTTTTGGTGTAATCGTAATCAGCTTACATCTCTAGAGTATGCACCTAAAATGGTGGGTGGTACTTTTATTTGTTATGATAATCCTAATCTCTCCTATTCAGAACTATTTAAAATAGTTGATAAAGTGAAAGGCGACATCTACTATTCATCTATAAATACTCCAGAAGATAAAGACAAAATTAGAAGAGATAGGGATGTTAAAGGTGTATTAAAGGATGATGAATTAGGAAATTTAGATGTATGAAATCTATAGAATCCATCTATAATTCAATTTTATTAGAGAATCAAAATTCTAATAATATAGATATTGAGTTATTAAAGAATTATGTATACGGTACGCCTGGTACATACACTATTAATGATGATGGATCTATAGATGTGGATGGTAATGTAATTTTAGTTGATAAAAAGCTAACAAAGATTCCATTTAAATTTAGAAATGTAAGTGGTAGTTTTTATTGTAGTTATATTAAACTCACATTTTTAGGTGGATCACCTATTAATGTAGGTGGTGATTTTTTTTATTGTTCTAATAATCACCTCACATCTCTAGATGGAGCACCTAATTTCGTGGGTGGTAATTTTTATTGCTATCATAATCCTAATCTCTCATATACGGAGCTATTTAAGATAATTGATAATGTTAAAGGTAATATTTATTATTCATCTAAAACTATTCCCGAAGATAAAGATAAAATCAGAAGAGATAGAGATGTTAAAGATGTATTAAAGGATAATGAATTAGGGAGTTTAGATGTATGAAATCCTTAGAATCCATATATAATTCAATACTATTAGAGAATCAAAATACTAATATTGATATTGTTCTATTAAAAAGTTGTGTTAATGGTATACCTGGTACATACACTATTAATAATGATGGATCTATAGATGTGGATGGTAGTGTAGATATAAGTAATGGAAGACTAACAAAGATTCCGTTTAAATTTAGACATGTGAGTGGGGGTTTTTATTGTTGTGATAATCAACTTACATCTCTAGAAGGCGCACCTAAATATGTGGGTGGTGGTTTTGGTTGTTATGGTAATCAACTTACATCATTAGAAGGTGCACCTAATAGAGTAAGCGGCGGGTTTTATTGTGATAATAATCAACTCATTACCTTAGATGGAACACCTAAAACGGTGGGTGGTAGGTTTCTTTGCTACGATAACCCTAATCTTCCTTATTCAGAATTATTCAAAATAGTTGATAAAGTGAAAGGTAACATATATTATTCTTCATATCGGACACCTGATGATAAAGATAAAATCAGAAGAGATAGAGATGTTAAGGATGTACTAAAAGATGATGAATTAGGTAATTTAGATGTGTAGTTGATATATAATAACTACACTCTATAATTATATACTATATGTTATGTCCGGTATGTAACAAGGATTTTACACCTAATAGTGTAATATTAAAGCGATGTATAAAGAGTAACAAACAGCCATGTTGCTCAAGAGCATGCGGTATAAAATATTCATATATTCTTAACGGTGAAAATGTTAAACAACAACGTAAGAATACTATGGTTAGTCGCTATGGTGTGGAACATGCAGCACAATCTAAAGATATACAGAATAAAACAAAGAGTACTAATTTAAAGAATCTTGGAGTAGAGTATCCCACACAGTCTATAACAGTAATAGAAAAACGTAAGATTAATACATTAAATGCTTACGGTGTAGAGCATACACTGCAACGTAATGATGTAATAAATAAGCGATTAAATACGGTATTTAATAAGTGCTGTGAAGATAATCCAAATTTCAAAATTCTACGATCCAGAGAATCATTTATTGAGTATATTATTAGTAATTTTACTAACAGAAAACCGTTAATAATTGAAATTGCTGCATTATCAAAGATAAATTATAGTACGATAAATCTGTATGTTAATAAACTACAAGTAAGAGATTATATATGTGATCACGTTAATTCATCATTATGTGAAAAAGAAATTTTAGATTATATAAAATCTATCTTACCTTTAGGTACTGATATTATAGAGAATACTAAAGCTGTAATATCTCCATACGAACTTGATATCTATATACCCTCTAAAAATATTGCATTTGAATATAATGGCAACTATTGGCATAGTGAGATAAACAAGAATAAAGAGTATCATCAAATAAAATCTATATTATGTGAAAAGAAACATATTAGATTAATTCATATATTTGAACATGAGTGGGTAGAAAAGAAGAGTCTAATAAAATCTCTCATAAATGAATCTCTTAATATAGATACCAACAAAATATATGCTAGAAAGTGTGAAGTAAAAGAAATAGATAATAAAACATATTCAGATTTTTGTATCAAAAACCATTTACAGGGATATGCTCCAGCAAAAATTAAACTAGGATTATTTTATCAAAATGAGTTAGTACAACTCATGTCGTTTTCTACTCCAAGATATAAACAAGGAGTAAAATATGAATGGGAAATTATCAGAGGTTGTCCTGGTAGTTTATCAAGAGTGATCGGTGGTGTAGGAAAACTATTTAAACATTTTGTCAGACATTATAAACCTAAATCTGTAATGTCTTATTGTGATTTTGCTAAGTTTAATGGTATATCATATGAAAAGATAGGCATGAAGTACGAGAAACTTACAGTTCCTGGATTTAAATGGTATATACCAGAGGTTGGAGTATTTAACAGAGATCCATATAAAAGAAAGCAATATATGGATCAAGGTGGTGTAAGAATATATGATTCGGGTTCTAAAGTTTTTGCTGTATATTTCGATGAAGCATCTTAAGTATAGTATATGGCTCTTTATCCGTTATCCGCATATTATTCTACTACATTAGCTCCCCGTGTAACATCCTACGAATTATTAACAGATAGAATATTAAGACAGTTAGGTGCACCCTTAATTAACTTAGAGGTGGCATGTTCTACTGTATATGATCACATAAGTCAATCAATAGAATGGTTCACTAAATATACGGGACATACTGAAGAGTTTCTTATTTTTGATTCTAAAATGTATACTCACGGGTTGGGTATAAAACTAGATCGATTATTTAGTATTACACCAGAAACATCAGCTTCTGATATATCTGCTACAAACTTTCAAGATATGAGCGGTAATGTAGTTAATAATCCTAACTACATTATTGATTATGATTTAAATTCATACCGTAAAGTTAAAGCGGTTCAATCATTTGTAGAAGGTTCATCATCCGGTATTAATTCACTATTCACTATTGAGCAAGCATTAGCGCAACAAACATACTTTGCATATGCTCTCGGTAATTACGGATTCGATCTCGTAACTTGGGAAATTATGAAGCAATGGTTAGAAATGCGCGAACGCGTATTAGCACAAAAAGTATATTACCGTTTTGATCCACGAACTCAATATTTACGCATACTACCGGAACCAACTCCCGACAAAAAATATTATGGTTTAATTCAGTGTACGGTTGAAAGACCTGTACGTGATCTCGTACGTGAACGTTGGGTAATGCAATATGCATTAGCGCTTACTAAAATAACAATAGCCAATGTGCGCGGAAAATTTGGTAGTACTGCTTTATTTGGTGGTGGATCATTGAATGCTACAGATTTAATGACTCAAGGTCTTGCTGAGAAAGATAAACTAGAGCAAGAATTAATGTATACCGCTGGAGATACAGATGTCCTTCCGTTTTTAGTTGGTTGATTTATTATAATCGTTATAATAAAAAACCGTATATTATCCAGATGATATGACTAAGTAAATAACATTATAGTAGTATGTCACTGAAACTTATCGCAGATCTTCCTATTACCGAATCTCTTGATTTTCTCTTAGAAGAGAAAAATAAAGATGGTCCGAGTACGCTATACGTTAAGGGTCCATATCTAATGGCTGAAGATTTTAATAAAAATCATAGAAAGTATAGTATAGATGAAATGGTATCTGAAGTAGATAGGTTTAATAGGGAGATGATTGCTGAAAAACGATCTCTCGGTGAACTAGAGCATCCACAATCAGCATCCATTAATAGTGAGCGTGCTTGCCATATGATTTTAGAGCTTAAACAAGATGGTAATTCATTTATAGGTAAATCTAAAATATTATCATCACCGATGGGATTATTAGTAAGATCATTAATATTAGATGGTGTAAAGTTAGGTATGTCTAGTAGATCTCTCGGTAAGTTAGTACCGTTATGTGAGGGTCGTCATCGTGTACAAAATATGAGATTGGTGACAGTAGATTGTGTTGCTGATCCTAGCTACCCTAAAGCCTTCGTAAACGGTATACTTGAATCTAAACAATATGTTGTTAATGCTGATGGTACCCTAGAAGAAACATACGACGCATTTGAATCAGCAATATCTACGCTACCACGTAAAGATATTGATGCATATTTGAGAGAACAAGTAATGAACTTTCTAAAAACACTTAAATAATATCATGAATAAGAACTCAAAACCGCTACAGTATAAACTTCTTCATCAGCTAACTGAAAATAACTATAGTGATGCTAGCAAGACTCTTGAATGTTTATTAGAATCTAAAATACGCAATCGAGTAAAACGTAAACTACAAAGAGTCGATGAAGGGTTATTCGATAGACTTCGCGCAAAAGCTTCCGGTACTTGGTCTGGTGTAAAAGCTAAAGCTCAGAATGTAGGTACTCGCGTATCTTCTGCTGGTAAAGCATTATCACAAGTAATGAATGATGAAGATGGGGAGGGTGTGCAACGAGGTATGGAAACCCTTAGAAGTGCAGGTAAACAGATTAGATCTAATGATCCCCTTAAAGTAAAAAAGGCTAAACAAGCAGATAGTTTAATAGCTGCATTCGAGAGAGATCTAAGTAAACTATATCCAGGTCTTAAAGCGGATAAAGCATTAAGAACTATACGTCAGCAAATTAACATGACAAAGGTACCCGAAAAACTATTTTAATAAATATAACATATGGCAACTGATATTAAACAACTTCTAAAAGAAGCTACAAAAGATCTACTTACCGCTGAAACTTTAACAGCTATTGAAGAGTCTGTTAACACTAAGGCTGACGAAAAAGCTAAACTTCAGATAGAAGCAGCTCTTGTAGCTCAAGATGAAAAACATTCACAGATGCTAACTTCTCTTATGGAGAAGATGGACACCGACTATACCAATAAACTACAAAAGTTAATTGATAGGGTTGATGAATCTTATGCAGCTAAATTACTTAAGGTTAAAGGTATCTATGATGCTAAGGTATCTAAATTAAACACACAACTCAATGAATCAGCTGAAAAATATATCAATACCTTAAATTCAAGAATTGATACATTTCTTGAATCTAAACTTAATGAAATTGTACCTGAAATTAAGCTTAATGAAGCTGTAGAGAACGTCAGAGCTGTTAAAATTCTCGAGCAAATTAGATCGTTGGTAGGTATTAATGAGAGTGACGTCAGCAGTGAAGTAAAGGCTGCTATGATTGATGGTAAAAAGCAAATTGATGAATCAAAATCTCAATTAGATGCTGTTATTAAAGAAAATACAGAATTAAAACAAAAAATCACTCAAAAAGAAGCCGATCTATTACTTGAACAAAAAACAGTCAAACTACCACTTAAAAAGCGTAATTATGTAAAGAAAGCGTTTGAGGGTAAAGATGCTACATTTATCAATGAGAATTTTGATTATGTAAGTAAGATGTTCGATAGCGAAGAAGTAGTTGAGACAAATAAAGCTAGAAGTAGTGCATCTAAGGTTGCTGATAAGGTAGATACAAATATGGTAATTACTGAGTCAACAAAGCAATGGGAAGTTACTAATAGCCCGATGATGAGTGAATACCTTAAAGGTTTATAATATAAGCGAACAAAAAAACCGCTCCAAAATAATTTGGAGCGGTTTTTTTATGTTTAGATGAAATCTTAAGCTGCAGAAAGGTAAATATTAATATCAAGTTGAGGTACTAAGAGTACCTGAGGTTAGAGACAAAATAAATAATTATATTACAAACAAACTCATATGAAACCATCTGAGCAATTCATTAGCCGCGGAAGAGCAGAAACACTATTAAAGAAGTGGTCTCCTATTCTAGAGCATACATCTGATTCAATCAGCCCGATCAAAAATGATCATACAAAACTTAGCACAGCTATTCTTCTTGAAAATCAAGAAAAGTACTGTTTTGAGTCTGCCAATATCGCCGGTGACGGTGGTGTATTCGGCGCTACACTACAAGGTACCCCAGGTCAGGGTGGTAAGTTCTCCAATGACTTCTATGCATCTGGTGATGCTCGCCTACCTAAAGTTCTAATCCCGATGATTCGCCGTACATTCCCTGAGCTTATTACAAATGAGCTAGTCGGTGTACAACCTATGTCAGGTCCGGTTGGACTTGCTTTCGCTCTCCGCTTCAAGTATGAAGCTGATGCGCTTGGCGACTACAAATATGACGGTTCATCAACCCTTAATGGAGCTACTCCAGGTAACCGCGCCGTTAGTGACGGTCAGGAAGTTGGTTGGAATTATCTCAACTCTGCATTCACTGGTGCTTCATCTGACGCTCTATCCGGTCTCGGTGCTGGTTCAGACTTCGAATTCGTAGCCGGTGATACTGGTGTTGCTGATATTCTTAAGAACTTCGAGTTAACTGCGAATATCCCGCAGATGACCCTTGATTTCTTCAAGACAGCAGTTGAAGCCGGTACTCGTCGTCTAGCAGCTCGCTGGAGCGTTGAGCTCGAGCAAGATATCAAGAACATGAACGGTATTGATATCGATAACGAGCTTACTAACGCAATGAGTTATGAAATCCAGGCTGAAATCGACCGTGAAATGATCATGCGTATGGTTCAGATCGCTCTCAAGGCTGGTGTCGGCGCTGGTTACAGCTTCTGGTCACCGGTTTCTGCTGACGGTCGCTGGTTAGGTGAGCGTAATCGTGATTTCTACCAGAAGATCATTGTTGAAGCAAACCGTATTGCTATTCGTAATCGTCGCGGTGCTGCTAACTTCATCGTTGCTACACCTCGCGTATGCTCGATCCTCGAAATGTTACCTGAATTCGCATTTATGCCTGTTAACGGTAACGTCAATACCGCTCCTACCGGTATTGCGAAGGTCGGTACACTAGGTGGTCGCTTCACCGTTTACCGTGATACACGTACAGAAGCTCAATACCAAGTCGGTCAACGTTCTGCATATCTTGAGTATGCATTACTAGGCTATAAGGGACCTGAGTTCTATGATACCGGTATCGTATACTGCCCATACATTCCTGTTATGGTACAGCGTACAATAGCTCCGAACGACTTCGCACCTCGCGTAGGACTTATGACGCGATACGGAGTAGTTGATCACATCTTCGGTGCTAATCTATACTACCACGTAATTATCGTTAAGGGTCTAGGTACCGCCTTTACCCCAGGTCAACAAAGTGTTTACCTATAACATAATTAGTCAGTAAATAAATTCAAATCCCCGACATTTAAGTGTCGGGGATTTTTTTGTTGATAATGGTTAAACTAAAGATAATATCATAAATCAACAACTTAAATAATGAATACAGCATATACTATTATAGGTACACACGCCGGGGAAACAATAGATAAGATATTTGACCGTAAAATTAATGATATCAATACCGTTGGACACACTTATTGGTTATTTCATAGCAGTAAAGTGTCTAAAGATGTTTTTACTAAATTAGTACCGACCAAGATTATGTTTCTATTACCTAAAATAATAGGTAGCGCTAAACCAACTAAGTCATCAACTACTGGTAATAGATTTATATCCTTTACTAATAATTCAGAAATATCATTTAATCCACTACTATCTCCAGTTACTGGTAAAATATCTAATAAGTCTATAGCATTTAAATTATCTAATATTACATTAATTTCAGATCCATATAAATTATATCTCCCTAATAATGTAACATTTAATCAATTTGCTGGTACTATAATATCTACAGATAGCAATATTTCATCTATAAATTATAGATATTGTGTAGGTTGTGGTGATATTATAGATTGTGGATATGTAAGATTATAATATCCCCTAGACTATAATCTAGTAAGTATACAATATGGCAAGACCTAAGAAAACTATCATTACAGAAACACCCATCGTTAATACCACAGAACAAGTAACTGAACCGATATTAGAAGTTCAGAATACTACAGTTAATATCACTGAAAAGGTTAACACAGAACAACCAATTGAATTCAATAATGTCTCTCAAAATATCATGGTTGAAAATATTCAACCTGTAATTGATCAAGATGCAGTAAATAGAGAACGCTTACGTCGCAGATTACTTGGATACTGCTAATTTTATATGAATAAGGATATTATCAGTATCATACTAGAAGAAATATCGTTATCAGATGCACATATAAGAGAATTATTTCTTCGAGCTAAAAAAGACTCAAAGCCATATGATTTTGCTCAAAATTATGACATAAAGCGTTATACTATTAAGATCGGTAAAAGCTATCCATTAAAGAATGATATAGCATTTAAGTTAGATTTCAATAAGAATTCAGATTTATTATCATCTCGTACGCTTAATAATGTAGAAGAATTGATTAAACTTACAGGTATTACATTTAATGATCTGTATATCGTACCCGTATCAACCAGAAAAGCGTGGAGTTATTTATTATCTGGAGTAGATAAAAACGGTAATGATGTGGTATTCGCTAGAAAAGAAACCGGTAGTGTGGGTGCAGGTAATACATACATATATACAAATCAAGGTAAAGATTTATTCACATATTATATAAAGCGATTAAAATTTGATAATATGAGTATTACAGATAAATTAAAAATGTTAGTATCTAAAGGTGGTAATATTATAGACTTAGGTAATAATACTATATCAATTAATGGTAGTTTAACAATACCATCAGATACGCTACTCACTCAATATTTCTCTAAGGAAGAATTAAAACATTTACCTGTTATAGATAGTATAGCGGGCGATTTTAGTGTTGGTAGTAAGTATCAATTTAAGGTTAATAGTGTATCTGGTGATTGTAGTATATCTACATCAAATCTTGATATTATACCTAAACACATAGGTGGAGCATTATTATTAGATACTTCATCTTATCCATTACCGATACCTCATGTATTAAAGTATATAAATGACAATATTACAGTAGGTAATATTATCATGGTTAATGGTACTCATATTTCAAAAAATAGTGTTGAGGATTTTATAGAATCATTAAAACGTCGAGGTTATGTTATTAATACAAATAATGATAAATCTATAGATATATTATGCGGTATCGGTGGTACATTATATATAAAAAGTACTATTAATGAAATACCAGTAAAAATTAACAAAGTTAATGGTAATTTACATATTACAGACTCAAGTATTAAATCTTTAAATAATTTTCCATCTTATATAGATGGACACTGTACTATACATAATTCCTCACAACTTCAATCATTAAAGGGTTTAGAGTCTTGTGAATATATTAAAGGTGTGTTACGTATGTCATATCTTGGTATAACATCTCTTGATGCTCTACCTAAAACCTTTACCAGTTTAACAGCTGGTCATTGTTCGAATCTTCAGACATTACCTGCATTGTATAATAATACATGTAATTATAATGTGTATTTATATGGTAATCACAATCTTCCCTATTCAGAACTATTTAAAATAGTTGATAATGTTAGTGGTGATCTATATTATTCATCTTTCAATACTCCAGAAGATAAGGATAAAATCAAAATAGATAGAGATATTAAGAATATACTAAAAGATGATGAATTAGGAAATTTAGATATATGAAATCATTAGAATCTATATATAACTCAATTTTATTAGAGAATCAAAATACTAATATTGATATTGAGTTATTAAAAAGTTGTGTTATCGGTACGTACACTATTAATGATGATGGATCTATAGATGTGGATGGGATGGTACGTTTAACTAATAAATATCTAACAAAGATTCCGTTTAAATTTAGAAACGTGAGTGGTAGCTTTTGGTGTAACAGTAATCCACTCACATCCTTAGAAGGAGCACCTAATAGTGTGGGTGGTGATTTTTATTGCTCTGATAATCAGCTTACATCTCTAGAAGGATCACCTAATACAGTGGGTGGTAGTTTTGGTTGTAATTATAATCAACTAACTTCGCTAGAAGGAGCACCTAATAGTGTGGGTGGTGGTTTTTACTGCTTTATCAATCAACTTACATCTCTAGAAGGTGCACCTAATAGTGTGGGTGGTGTTTTTAATTGCAGTAATAACCCTAATCTTCCTTATTCAGAACTATTTAAAATAGTTGATAGAGTGAGGGGTGATATATATTATTCTTCACATCGAACACTTGAAGATAAAGATAAAATCAGAAGAGATCGAGACATTAAAAATGTATTAAAGGATGATGAATTAGGGAGTTTAGATGTATGATTATACATCTACCATATGAAGAGGTATTACAACTCCGAACCCAACTTCAAGGTGCTTCTGGTCACTTCTACTCAGCATCAACAATACCGACCGCTAACCCATATCCATTGCTAGGTATACTAAGTGCTGGTGATGTGGGTAATGGTATAACTCATTTTTATTCTGTATTACAGTATGATTATAGTACTAATTCATATTTAACAGAGTATATAGATATGAGCGGTAATGAGTTTATAGGTATACTCCGACCATTAAAAGATACCGAACAAATTATTCAATGGAAATATACGGGACCTTTATCAGGTACAGGATTACTAGGTGAATATTATGAAGGTATTAATTTAGATGGTAAATTTTGTGGTACTAGATATAGTAATATAGATTTTATATGGTCAAATCAAACTGAACTATTATCTACCCTAAACTTACAACCTGATGGTCAATTCTCTGTACGGTGGTCTGGATATATACAAATACATAATACAGGATCATACAAATTCCGCACGTTAAGTGATGATGGTATTAGGTTATGGATAGATGATATACTAGTAATAGATGATTGGGAAATGCAAGGTACTACAATTAACACCTCACCGTTTCTGGATTTAGTTGAAGGTTATAGTAAAATTAAAGTAGAATATAATCAATACGGGGGGCCTGGTGATGTACAACTACAATGGACTACACCGATATCTAATAATATATATTCTATAATAAATACTAAATATCTATATTCCCCATATTATATTCATACATGAAATCCTTAGAATCCATATATAATTCTATATTATTAGAGAATCAAAATACTAACAATATAGATATCGAATTATTAAAGAAGTGTGTTGACAGTACATATACTATTAATGAAGATGGATCTATAGATGTAGATGGTGATGTGGATTTATATAATAGGAATTTAACTAAAATCCCTTTCAAATTTAGAAATGTAAGTGGTTATTTTGGTTGTAACAATAATCAACTTACATCCTTAGACGGCGCTCCTAATACTGTGGGTAGATGGTTCGATTGTACTGATAATCAACTAACTTCGCTAGAGGGTGCTCCTAGTAGTGTGGGTGGTGGTTTTTATTGTCATAATAACCAACTTATATCTTTAAAGGGTGCTCCTAGTAGTGTGGGTGATTTTTTTAGTTGTGATAATAATCAACTCACATCACTAGAGGGTGCTCCTAGTAGTGTGGGTGGTGAATTTTATTGTTGTAATAATTCTAATCTACCTTATTCAGAACTATTTAAAATAGTTGATAACGTTAAGGGTGATATTTACTATTCATCAGCTATAATAACTGAAGATAAAGATAAGATTAGAAGAGATAGAGATGTTAAAAACGTATTAAAAGATGATGAATTAGGAGATTTAGATGTATGAAATCCATAGAATCCATATATAATTCAATACTATTAGAGACTCAGAATCCTAATAATATAGATCTTAATCTATTAAAGAAATGTGTTGATGGTACATATACTATTAATGA